TGATATTTTCTTTATTTTAAAAATATGTACACAATTATGTACACATGATTATGGGATAGGGTGTGTTAGAATGGGGTATTTTGTTGCATTATAGCTTTGTGTTGGACGAAAAAAAAGCCCAAGACTGGGCTTTTATTTGGCAGTATGTTTCAGTTCCCATGTATGAACTTCTTGGCTTAGATAACGCTTGACGCCACCACCCAATCCGCCGCCCATCACAGGCCTTGGAAATGGTTCACCATGAGGGTAGCGTTTTTCCCATCGGTTTAAGGTCATTTTACAAATGCCAAAGATTTCGCAAATTTCATTAGATGTTAAATACTTTTTCATAATCTAGCTCCATTTAAGTTCTAATTTTCTCATACACTCTGGGCGGTGCACTTGCCAAGATTTCAATGCAGTATTTATTCATTCTTCAATCTCCGTAATGACTTCCCCGGTCTTGATATCGAACGGTATAGCATATCGCCACATATTGCACTCATCGTCTACAAATGGCAGGGTTGCACCGTTGTGAATGTGAGTGATAAATTTTTTTACATCGTCGGGCGACGGCGTCTCATTGCTATCGCTTGTGTAGCAAGCTACATACTCATGCGTCTTTAATAGATGCTCAACCACCTGCCTTGTTCTCGGTTTTTCAAACTCAATACCGTATAGCTTGCTCAATAGATGACAGTTATTTTCGGTGGCGTGGAAAAGTTGGGTCATATCGCCGAATGGGTTGGCTTTGCCATCACTGCAAAAAAGCGTGCAAGTTGTCCCTTGTTTAATTTCAAGGGGAAAACCTAATATATTGCTCTCTTGTAGCTTATAAATTTCAGTTCCGCGATTTGGGTAATAAACCAAATCACCCGCTTTAAATGTTGTTTGTTTAATCATGTCATAATCTCCTTCATCTTATGCCGCCTACTTGAGATAAAATTTACCGTATTTCATGCCAGCTCCTGATATTGTTTGATATAAAATTTATGCCTGAGATGTAGCACCAACCATCTGTGATTGGTGACATAGTATCTGTGGATGTGTGCAGCTATCGGTATCATTTTCTTCTCCTAAAATGGCATATCATCTAAGGGCTGTGCTTTGATGGGCGGAAGGCTATAAATCTCACTAACTTTGCCAAATTCTCGTCCAATGACTTTCCAAAACTTGCCATCTCGTTTGACTTCAATTTTTGCTGGACGATTGAGATTGCTTGCATGTAGTAAATGTAGTGCGTCATCAATACTTGTTGGTACGGGTCCAAGATTATGCTCACGCCACCACCGATATGCTTTATCAAATGCATAGCCTTCATGCTCGATACAAATATATTCACTGATTGGATGTATTTGTAAATCGGTGTAATAATCAACACGCAGGTGGATTTGCCGCTTTTTCTACTTGTATGGCGTACATAGCCAAGCCCAGTGACGTTTGCCCACTTTGCATTGCCATCGTCGATAATCTCAGCATTACCAGATTGATTGCCTACCGCCTTTTCAGATTGATTGGGGCTAAAAGGCTCGCCACAGCTTAGACACTCACTCATATAAACTGGGTTTTTCTCACCGCAGTTTGAGCAGTGTTTGCATGGCTCACCTTTGGCAGTTTCACCTTTTTGGCTTGCGTTACGACCACGAATGGTATTAACAGGTCCAAGCTCATAAGTGGTACTGGTATAATCCAGCCATAAGCAGTTGGTTTTACCTTCTGCGATTCGCATGCCACGCCCTGCCATTTGCACATACAGCACAGGGGATTTGGTCGGACGAAGTAGGGCAATTAGGTCAATCATCGGCGCGTCAAAGCCAGTGGTTAGCACGCCGACATTAACCAAGATATTGATAGCGTCGCTATGGTCATGTGGCAGTTTGTAGGCTTTCAAGATTTTCTCTCGGCTATCGCTTGGCGTCTCACCGATGACCATTTCAGCAGTCACATCAAAACTGCGCACCTCGTTTAGTACTAAGTTTGCATGCTCAATGCTGTGGCAAAAGATAAGCCATTTTTTACGACCTTGACCACGAATATACAAATCATCAACACATGCACGCGCTAAGTCTTTATTATCAAGCAATTCAGACAGTTGCTTGGAGTTATAATCGCCTGCAGTGATTTTGACATCTGCGGTATCAATCTTAGCCTCCATTGGCTCAACAACCAAAGGGGCAAGATAGCCAAGTTTTAACAGCTCATCCATCGTCACGCGGCTTGCCACGCCTTCAAAGATTGGGTCTTTACCCTGCCATAGCCAAACGCCATTACCACGAAAGGGCGTACCAGTAAAACCTATCACCGCCATGTGGGGGCTTGTGGTATCTTGCAAAGTTTCAATCATCTTGCGGTACATACCTGTATTAGCGGTGTTGATATTGTGGCATTCATCAATAATCATCACATCAACTGTGCCAAGCTCGTCAACACGGCGAGCTAGTGTGCCAATAGTAGCAAAGATGATTTGGCTATCTGTGTCTTTTGAGCCAAGTGCTGCGCTACAAATGCCAGCTGGTGCATCAGGCCAAATAGCAAGCAGTTTTTGCATATTTTGCTCACATAGCTCACGGCTTGCCACACACATAATGATCCGTGTATCGGGTGCTTTTTCGATCATATCTTTGCAAAGGTCAGCAATGATAATTGATTTGCCTGCACCGACACACGCATCAATAATCGGAAAGCCTTTTTGGTGCTTGCCAAACCATGCGTACAGCTCATGTTTGACCCTGGCTTGGTAGTCTCTAAGCTTGTACATCAAAACTCCCCTTGGATTGGTTGATATGCACCAAACCGCTACGATCACGATAAAACACCTTATCATCCGCATAATGTTCAAACTCAAGGTTTGGCAGGATATGTGGAATAAAGCGGTGATGCTCGCAGGGCTTGGCGGTGTTGATGAGGGTGGCAGGTGTCGTGCGTTCACATTGCCAAGCAGCATCAGCAATGGGCGTTGAGTGTATGCAAGTTCGGCAATTGACATCAGGCAGCTCCCAATCGCCTGCATAACAAAACGACTGATACTCGCACCATCTGCATTCATACCACGACGGCTTATCTGACAATGGTGCATCTGGTACATCGGCATAGATGATGCGTGACGCTCGCTCAATCAATGATTTGGCATGATTTGCCTCATATTTGATGCGCTCAGCGTACAGCTCATCGGTGTTTTTATTGACTGCCATATAATAAGCACGCGTCAGCTCAAGCCCGTGCATATACACTTGCATTTGGTCGTAGTGCATGGGCTTGGCAGTTTTTACGCCTTTTTGCTTAAGCTCATTAAATGACTTTTCACTATGAGTCTTAAACTCAAGCAAATGCCAAGTCTTTTCAACACCTTTGATGCCAATTGCCACACCATCAGCATGACCACGAAAATGGTCGCCACAAAAACTGACACCCCATTGTTCGCCCGTGGATGCGTCGACATCAAAGACGGTCACACCCACATCTCTTAAATTTTGAATAAAGCGTGGTTCAGCCAAATGACCTGTTTCGAACAGTCGATACAGCCGACCGTCAAACATCTTTGCCTTGACTTGGCGAAAATCCATCCATAAGGCGCGTGAGCAAGTCTTGCCAATGATGCTTGCACCAAGATAAGTTCGAGCACCTTCAAAACGGCTGAGCTGATAGTGCTTATAGATGGCTGATACAGTTGGATCGATGGTATATTGGCTAATATCAGTCATGACACATACTCTGTGCATAATAAGTATTTTGAGTTTATGATCCATCCTTTAAACTGAGATGTTGAACCAAAAAATTTACGATAACCATTTTTCTGTAAAATCTCGTCAACAAGGCGAACATTGTTCACCTTGCCTTCAATTTCTTTTATAAGAATACGCTCCTTGCCAAGTAAGCTTTTAGCAAGTTTTATCGGATTACCCATATCACCCCCGTACCCAAGGTTTATTTGACGCTGTTTGGGATGGTGGTGACTGGACAAATCCGCTTTGCTGAATTTGCTGTACGGGCTTGTAGTCTTTGATATCGTTTTGCTTTTCGCCTTCATAAACTCGGCTGTCTGATACTTTGATCATCACAGGAATGCCGTGCAATTGCTCTGAGTCTTGTAAGTGACCCAATCCACAGGCGGTCGATAGCTTAATCAGCTGTTTGCGTCCGATTTCTTGGGCTTGGCTGTTTTTGTTGGTTAGTGTGATATTGCCAAACAATACTCGCCCTGCATAATCGCCGTCCATCACCTTGAAGCCTAGCGAAAGATAAGACCCTGTGCCATCTTTGGTTTGTTTGACTTCTGAACGCTCAACTTGAGCGACATAGTTACCAGCAGGTAGGGCGGCGTAGCTGTCGTTTTGGGCGGCTTGGACTTCTTCTTGTGTGAAACCAAAATTTAAAGTTGCCATGGTTATACTCCTAAGATTTTTTGTTGGATGATGGATAAGTCGGCAGGCTCTTGAATGCTTAACTTGCCTGAGCGGTCTTTTGCGTGATACTTGGTATCAGGTTGGGTTTGTAGCCATCTGATCGGATTGCCGTCGCTGTCTTTTTCGACTTTAAGCAAAAATACTTCATCAAAGAAATAAGCAAGCCCAGCTGGCAGGCGCTTGCCTGGTAACATGGGCTGATAACGCACCACGCCAACATCATCTTGATAGCTTTCCATTTTTGCTGAGAAGTACACATTGCGTGGCAGATCACGAAACGCACGAATAGCAGTCTCAACTTTTTCCTGCATCTCGCCATAGGCGTTTCGAGGGTCTTTGCTGTTTCTTTTTGCGTCATTTAAAATGACTTCAGCGATTTCACTGATACTGTCAAGACAAATCCACTCATAGCTTAGACCTTGTGGGTCTTCGGTGAGCCACTTATAAGCGTCTTGTAAGTCTTGTAATGACTTAATCTCAATGACATCAATATCAGCTTCAGCGATAGATAATAGGCCTGCTTCAGCTGAAATGATGATGGTCTTTTCAAGGTTTGGCGTTGTTGCGCAAAGCATAGTTTTACCTGCACCTGCTTGACCGTAAACACACACTTTAATACCATTCTTGGCGGTTGCCTCCTTGGTATTGGTTAGCTTAATTGCCATTGTTAAACTCCACAGATATGCTTGGTTTGGCAGGCTTGACGGTCAAATACTGGTGTAGTACTGGGGCGAGGTCATCTCGCATCGATTCAAGCGCTCGAAAATTTTTCAAATCTAGGGCAGGTTTCCATTTGATACACGCTTGAACTTCGGCAGCCAGGCTATCCCAATGGCGAGCCACTGCTGCATCATCGAGTGTGCGAGTGAGTTTGCCTGTAGTTTTGACAGTAAACACATCACCTTGATAAGTGACGACACCTTCATTGGTGACGCCAACATGTTTGATGAGATCTCGCTCAATCTCTAATCGCTTGGCAGCGGCTTGTTGTTCTGCACGCTTGGCATCAAGCCACTGTGTGGCCAACTCTTTAATTGTCATAAAAGACTCCTTTGGTTTGGTTTTTTTGCTTAAGATTGGTGTATTCTTCATAATACTGTCGTCCAAGCTCTTCTTGGATTTGGCATTCATGATCAAAGGCATAAAGACAGCCTTTTAACATAAACATCATGATTACGATAAAAATCACTGTTTGAATAGTTGATCGCATGGCGTATCTCCTAAGTTAATCTGACACTGACAACCAAAGCGATTGCCAGTAGCTGAACAACTCATTAATCTGACACTTTTTGCACCAAGCGGTCAGATACTGGCTTGGGGTCTATGTTGTTAAATAATTGGCTCAGTTTCATTGGCTAGTGTGTATAATACTACTTTAAGTAGTAATTAACAACTAAAAAACTACTAAAAATAGAAAAAATATATAAGTTATTGATTTTAAACTATTAAAAATAGTATTAGTAGGCAATAAAAAACCACCCTTTGGGGGTGGTTTGGTGATAAGGTATGAAGTTTAGTCAGGGTCGTTAAAGTGAATTCTTTCACCCAAATACCATAGACAAGTAAATGTTAATAGTACTAACTGAAATAAAAAGAAAAATAAAATAAAAGAGATTATCAAATAGCCTATTGTAATAAGCCAAGGATGAAAGCCTAATGAAAAACTATAACAAAATTCAACAAAGATAATTAGCAAGCAAATGACAACGCCGATAAATGCCAGATATGCCAACAGGTAACACAATAAGCGTCTGCGTGTCAGCCTATCTTCATACTCTCGCTGGATAATCATGGCTGGATTGCTCATGTATTTATCTAATGATTGGTTTGGAAATGATATAATCGCCGCCAATGCTGCGATATAAAATCCTGGCAATGTTTGAACAAAACCTATAATATTAGCGGTAGTTTTATGTGTACTGTCAAAAATATTAATATTGTGCTTAATATTAAGAAATAGCAAAAAAATTGTAATGATAAGTGACAAGACAAAAGGCACATAAATATCTACTACGATTTTGCTGCCGCTTTCAGCTTTGATCGTAAGATAATTAAATGGCTTAAATATTGTCCAAATCATTTCAATCTAAGATGCTAAGTGTGCATACATTCTATCACATAACGCTTGATTTAGTGCTAGTTCTTTGGGATTTTTGTTCTGCCTTCTAATAAAGGATTTTTTGGCAAGACTAAATTCATGAGTATCTGAGTGATAGTAAGCCGTTCGGTTTTTACCTTCTTTGTTCTTAAATTTTATAGTAAAAGTAATGCCTTTTAGTCCAGGGTTCTTAACTAAAAGTTTTTCAAAACTTGAAATGACATCCCTGGTTTTTTGCATCAAGGTTTTGGATCCTGACTGGATAATATTTGCCTTTACACCCATATGGACATCCTGCCTTTTGGGGGTATAGCTGGTGCCATCATAACTGGATGTGTGAATAGGCTGGTGATAGATTACGTCTTGAACCCTGTCACTCTCAAATGCTTTGATTATCTCGTCACTAAATTCTGTTTGGCTTGTGAATTTTATTTTAAATCCTACTTTTTTAGCATTACCTTTGTTGTCTCTCTCTGTTGGATGAATACCCTTAAATATATCTTTGTTCTTACTCCTAGCATCTTTAATGAAATAATTTAGTGTATCAACAAAAAATCTAGGGCTGATACCTTGTTTATATTCAATAGCAAACTTTGCAGATCTTGGATCATTTTCATTCACTTGAATTACAATATGACTTCTTCCATTGTAACCCTCTGAGTCAGTTTTATCAAAATGACGCACTTCATTCGTTTTAAAATCAAATGTTTCTGGATCATCGCTATCTTTGTCTGATAGGCATAACAGGATATCAATGCGTCCCTGTTTTTCATTGATAGTAATAACAGGAAGTACTCCACAGTGACTATGATTATTAAATAGTCTTTTCTCGCTTTCATAACCCCATTGTTTCAAGTGTGCAAAGATATCCAATATACTAATATTGGTAAGTGGTTTTACGGGGTTCTTCTTAGCGGTTGGCATAATATCCATCACTAATACATGATATGTAATAATACTTGTTTTTCTCATAACAATCCTATATCTCAAGCTTTGCAAATCGGTTGTTTGTTTTATTAAATTAAAATAGGGTTGGCTCATAGTGGCAACCTATCAATATTAGCCGCTAATAATAATATCACCACCGCTCAAGACGGCTGACACTTCACACCCTGCCAGACAACATTTCACTAACTTTATTTCCTAGTGGCGACATTTAATCGCTAATCAGAAGTATTTTTTTGGCGTTCTAGTTCTTGGGTGATAAGGTATGCCAATTCATTCTCTGCAGCCATGTGACCCAATCTTTTTAGACCGGCACCCAAAAATCGCTTATGTTCGAAAATTGTACCTATAATTTCAAATGGACTGTCCGAGAATTTAATGTCGGAAAAATGTTCCTTGTCTTCGACGATAAGCTCCTTTTGTAGAATGCCAAGAGTTGAGTCTTGATATTCTTTATATCTTCTCACAACCTCAGAGTTATCCTCTAGCTGAGCTATGACATATCCGCCTGTTTCTGGCTTAACTGTCGTGTCTGCAAATACAAAGTCTCCGCGCTTAAAGAAAGTGTCCATGCTGTCATCAAGAATTTGTCGGCATATGACAGTATTAAGATTGACTTCGTAAAGATGTGGTTTGTAGATAAACGAACCATCTGGCGCAAAATCTGGAACGAGCTTTAATACACGCTGCGATAAAGTAGTATTTTGTGGCTCAATGACCATTTCGCCTTCGCCGTAATCAAGCCAAGTTATAGGTACACCAAGACATTGTGCAAGCAGTTTCATTTTGTCGTTTCTTGGCTTGGCTTGACCTTTGGAATAACGGCGTACCATTTCGTAATTAATACCCGTTTTTTCACTTAAATCACGCAGTGATAAGTTTTTAGCTGACATAGCTTGATTCAGTCGTATGGAAAAATCCTGCACTGCCATTCTCCTCAGTTTTTCTACTTAAGGTAGTAATTAGTATTATATTACACCAATTTATAACTTGCGTCATCACTATTATTGATAGTATAATGCAACGCAAAGTAGTATTTAAGTAGGATTATTTATGACTGCATTAGATAAAGCGATCGCCATATTAGGCAATCGATCAACCTTGGCTCGCTCACTTGGCATCACGCCTTGGGCATTGAGCAAATGGGATAAAAACAATCCACCAAGGGATAGATGCTTAGCTATTGAGCAAGCGACGGGCGGTAAGGTAAAAGCGGAAGACTTGCGTCCTGATATTAATTGGGAATATGTCAGAGAACAACAAAAAACCCCTAGCAGCAACTAGGGGCATGTCCATTTTCGGATTAACTTAAGGAAAGTTAAATGAACGATTATATGATATCACAAAGATTTAAGAGATTTCAAGAGGTTTTACTGTCTGATGATGTGATTACCTTTCAAACTTTTAGTGATAATGCAGATAATAAAGATATATCACTAACTTGTCAGCTTCACGGCAGATTTGATGATGTACAAGATAATTTGCACGCACTAAATAACCGTGGGGCAGGAATCTATTTTACAGCAAATAAGACAGATGGCAAGGGGCGAAAGCGTGAGAATATCACTGCTGTGCGTTCTTTGTTTGTTGATTTTGATATACCTGACAGTGAGCGTGTGGCAAGATTGATGGCATTAGACTTACCGCCGACGCTGATTGTTGAATCATCCAAGGATAAGCATCACGCCTATTGGGTAGCTGATGGCATTGCCTTAGATGATTTTACTGCTTGTCAAAAGCAGCTTATCTCATTTTTTACTGCCCAAGGAGATGCACCTGATAAAGCCATACATGACTTGGCTAGGGTGATGCGACTGCCTGGCTTTATTCACCAAAAGACAAAAAATGGCGTTACGACCGACGCTTTTACCAGCCGTGTTGTTTATGTGGGGAAGCGGTATGATAAAGTCGATCTAATGGCGTGGCTTGCTACGATGGATGTTGTCGTTGAGCAAAACACCCCGCTATTTCAGGCCAGTCAAAAAACTAGCTATACGCACACAGGTAGTGCTTCTGATTATGTGCGTCAGCAAGCAAATGGACGCTGGCAATATGTGCTGGCACGCCTAGGCTACGATGTAGGCGATGGTCGCCATAAGCCATGCCCACATTGTGGCGGTCGTGATCGCTTTAGATTTGATAATCATAATATCCAAGCAGGTGATGGTGGCTGGATATGCAGTCAAGGCACTGGCGAAACGGTTGGGGGCGATGGTCTTAGCTTTTTGATGGATCATGTGGGTATGCAGCCAAAAGATGCTTTAAACGCTGTCGCTGATGCACTTGGTGTTGATTTACCTGATGAGCGTGATAGTGTCAATATTGATGAGTTCATCTCAAATTCACAAAAAACGGATGAGACTGAAGCTGATAGCGAGCCTGTCATACCAGTTCTTGACAACTATAAAACACGCCAAACGCCGTCTGAATTGTTTCATCTGCCCATTAATCCTGATATTGATCGTGAATTGACTGAATTTATCCAAAGTCATAATGAGCAAGCACCAGCTGAGATGATCCTGATTGCCAAGCTTGCTATTTTAAATACTTTGGCAGGTCGTCGGTATCTATCAGAATCCAATAACCCAACGACCATGAATTACATGGTTTTGGCTGGCACAGGTGCAGGCAAAAACATCATTAGAAATTCAATCGAAGCACTATTACGCGCGTGCAATTTTGATCATTTGTTATCAGGTAGCGGGAGTACATCAAGTAGTGCGGTGATTTCAAGCTTGATGACCGCACCAAATCAAATACAAATCATTGATGAATTTGGGCAGGCACTAAAAGCGGCGAGAGCATCAAATAACAATTTTGCTAAAGAATCTTACGCTGCTTTGATGGAAGTTTACGGTAATTACAATTCATCCATTCGGGCAAAAAACTATTCAAACCTTGCCGACAAGAAAAAGCGTGAGCAGACCGAACCGCCAGTAGAGGTATTGTGTCCGCACATTACTTTGGTCACCATGGCGACGCCAATGCAGGTGATCAATGCGATCAATACTGAAGATTTAGAAAACGGTTTTTTAAACCGCTTTACCGTGGTCTATGTCAATGACAAGGAGATGAGTGATGATGATTTAGATAATTTTTGTATTACACGCCAAAAAATGCCTAAGACACCATCGATCCAATTAATCAATTTTTGCCAAGCACTTAGAAATGGCGATACAGGCAATTTAAGTGGTTATACGATAGATGTATATAACGAGCGTCCAGAATTTAAAATCATCAACTGGCACACTGAAGCGGAAGATTATGTGAATGAATATTATCGCACAATCAAGCGTCAGCAAAAAGAAAGCCAAGACGAAATTTACAACGCTTTGGCACAAAGACGGGTTGAGCAGATGATGAGATTGGCAACCACGCTGGCTGCCGCTGATAGCGTTTCTAAAGACACGCCGCCCGTTACTGAGCCTAAGCATGTGATATACGCCATCGGTTTTATTGAATATTTTGGCTTAATGGCACATGAGTTTTTTCGTGAGAATTTATCAGATAATCAATTTACCCAGTTACGCCAAATCATTCTTGACAGCTTACTTGGTATTAAAAACAAAGCCGATGCTGAGCGTGGCTTAACCATGCGTGAGCTGGGCCGTATGAATGCGTTATTTGCAAAGACACCTTTACATTTTCGAGCCCCTGTGATTCAAACCATGTTGGCTGATGGTGATTTGCTCTATGTTGAGATAAAAGCCAAATTTGGTCGTGGTGGCAGTAGGGCGAGAAATGCTTTTATTTTACCGCAACATTTTAATGAAAGTGTGATGAAACCAATCGCATTTAAATATTAA